ATACAATTACAAGCAATTACGCACTATTTCTTAAAATGTGTTCAAAATTAGGAGATCGATCTGAGGCAGTGACAACAATGGTAGAACATATGGGTGAGAGGCTTCTAATGGCCCCTGCTTCTACGAAACTATCATTCCATTGTGCACACCCAGGTGGGCTCGTCGAACACTCACTAAATGTTCTGCGCAATTTAAAAAAATTAATACAGATATACGAATCAGATATATCGTCTGAATCAATGATAATGGCTGCTTTATTTCATGATTGGGGAAAGGTCGGTGATCTTAATGAGGCATATTACTTAGAGCAAGATAGCGACTGGCATCGTGAGAAGCTTGGTCAAATGTACAAGATTAATGAGGACATGCAGTCAATGCCAAATGCAGAGAGAGGGCTCTGGATACTGCAACACTTTGGAGTCAAGCTATCACTAGATGAATGGATTGCAATACGAACTAATGACGGACCAGGTGTAGATGAGAATAAGCCATACTTCGGCAGGGAACCCACGTTAGCTCTTTTATTACAACACGCTGATCAAATGGCAACAAAACAAGAAAAAGAGCGTTATTCATAATATTTATATGTATGAAAAAGAAATTAAATGAACGTGGAATACCATCTGTAGGTGGAGTGTCACCGGGTGACTCGTCTAACAATTTAGGACAAGCACGCCGTCCTTGGCATCTCACAGGCGCCTCGGGTGGACATACACAATCTGCAGATAGCAATTTTTCATCTAGACTTAGTCGTGTAAACAAAGGTCGTGATGATGACAAGTACGCATATCGTGATATGTTTCCTGAAAATGAAGAAGAAGAATCTGAACGCTCGACAAAACCAAAGCGACGTCGACGTCGTAAGACTGGTCATAAAGAAGATTCATATGATATGAAGATAAGATCAAAACTCTCACCTGACTTAAGAGGACGCAAACCAATGCCAGAAAGAAAATTAACAACAGATATTGATCAACTTATAGAAGAGAATGAACATTTTCAAATTATGCTAGAAGACGATCGAATGGGCTTTAGTACAGCCCACGAGCTCGGTAACCTCTTTACAGGCGTCACCCTCGACATACTAGCTCAAATTCCAGGAACTTTTATCCCTGGATTTGATATAGCAAGAGTTATTGCAAACTTATCACAACTAAATACAAGTATAGATAAAGGAAAAGAGTTAATATCACGTTATCACAATGTCAATGCAGTTGATCTTCTCGATGGCGAATATTACGATAAATTAGATAAAGTAATTGATAAAATAGTTACAGATATATCTGATGTTATAGAATCTGCTGTTTCTATTATCCCTGTAATAGGCGACATATCAGGATATGGTGTTACAGTTGCTTCTTGGTCTAAAAAAATTGCTGGAATTGCTTCAAGTATAACAGGTAGCAGCGCCGCAGGTATGGGAACAATAAAGGCAGCAGTAATAAGAGAGATTGCAGCAAGTATTGTTCCCAAAGATCTTACAAATTTAGATAGTGGGTTTGAAAATGAAACATCTATAAGTACAGCTGTCCCAGAAGCAATTCGAATGGCGGGCACACTTTCTGATATAATGACTAACTTTGATATGGCATATGATGCTGCCTATGGTAATTATGAAGATTTAAATACAGACGAAAGGATAATTGTATGGAAAACATTATTTGACAATCAAGCGCTAAAACATGTCCCTACTACTTTTAACAATACAAGCTCTACAGAATATTCAGTTTCAGAATCAAAAATAAGAAGCTTAATCACACAAATTTTAACAGAGTCCGAAGATCACGACTGCGAAAAAGAACATCCTGGGAAAACTTGTGATAAATGGAAAGCAGATCAACCTGATCTCGAAGAACATTCTATTGGTGGTTACGTAGGACCTATGGCTTCACCAGTCAATCCAAAGAAATTTTACGAGAAAATGATTGATGTATCATATCCTGGATCACATTATGTCAACGATCCGCCAAAATCGAAGGCATAAAAATAGTTAAAAAACTATTGAACAACCCAAAATATCACGTTATTATAATAAAGTGATTTGGCACAAACTAAACAATTAAACAATTAAAAATCACATAATAAAAACTAAATATTACATTAGGAGTAATAAAAAATGGCTATTGACTTAGACGCTATTAGAGCAAAACTTAATCAACTATCTGGAAAGAATCGACGAAGCAACGTAATGTGGCGCCCAACAGAGGGTGAGACAGCAACGATTAGACTTCTTTCGTTTCCAGACAACGATGGACAACCGTGGAAGGATATGTACTTCTACTACAACATCGGAAACAACCCAGGACTACTCGCACCATATCAGTACGATAAGCCCGATCCAGTTCAAGAGCTTATTACTAAGCTACGTGACGACAGCAGCAAGGAATCTTATGAATTAGCCAAGAAGCTATATCCCAAGATGAGAACATTCGCCCCTGTTGTTGTAAGAGGAGAGGAAGAAAAGGGCGTACGTCTCTGGTCTTTCGGTAAAATGGTATACCAGGATCTTCTCAATCTTATGTTAGATGAGGATTATGGTGATATCACTGACAATGAGACTGGACGTGATATACGTATCACATGCGAGAAACCACCAGGACGTCAGTTTGCAACAACTTCAGTCACGCCTCGCGGCGCTGTAACACCACTCACAAGTGATGCAGATCAGCTTACTAGTTGGGTAGATAATATTCCAGCTCCTTCTGACCTTTATGAGTTAAAGACTTATGATGCATTAGAGAAACTAGTAAATGACTGGCTAAATGGAGATGATGTAGAGAATACAGGAACTGAGAGAGGGCCAACAGCTTCACAGACTGCTGCATCTACAACAACAGCAGCTACTGCTGCAACTACAACTACAACTAAGTCACTTGATGACGCCTTTGCGGATCTAGAAGATCTATAGAGAGTAATTGTAGATAGATTAATGGACGGTAACTTGAAAATAGTTACCGTCCATTTTAGTATTCTATGAACAAAATCAAAAAACAAAGTAATATAAAAATAATCATAGAGGAAAAATATGGCTAGAAAAAAGAAAGAAAAAGAGATCGAAAACAAGGTCGATCTTGACGATTTTGCAAGTGACTTGATAAAATCCTTAAACAAAGAACAAGGAAGCAGAGTAGCATACAATCTAAGTGCAGATGATTCACCTACACATGTTAAACGCTGGATATCTACAGGATCAAGACTACTTGACTATATTTGTTCAAACAGGCGTGGCGGCGGACTTCCAGAGGGCAGAATCATTGAGATGTTCGGACCCCCTAGTATTGGAAAAAGTCATATTGCAACTCAAATTGCAGCATCAACCCAGCGTATGGGTGGTATCGTTGTATATATTGATACAGAGAATGCTACAAGCCCAGAAAATCTCGCAAATTTAGGCGTCGATGTCTCATCTAGATTCGTTTATGTTGATGAACATTGTACTGAAAATGTATTTGCAATTGCAGAGTCAACTATCCTTAAAGCGAAGTCGATGAACAAAGACGTCCCTATTACAATTATATGGGACAGTGTGGCTGCTACTTCTCCAAAAGCAGAACTAGACGGTGACTATGATCAAAATAGTATCGCTCTAAATGCTAGAACTATCTCCAAGGGGATGAGAAAAATAACAGGTATTATTGGGCAGACGAATACACTTATGGTATGTCTCAATCAAATTCGTGTCAATGTAGGAGTAATGTACGGTGATAATACAACGACTCCCGGTGGAAAAGCAATTCCATTCCACGCATCTATAAGAATCAAGTTAGGAGCAGGTCAGCAAATAAAGAGCGGAGAAGATGTAATTGGCATAAACGTTTCAGCAAAAACAATAAAGAATAAAGTTGCAGCACCATTTAGAACTGTAAAATTCCAGATTCACTTTGGAAAGGGCATCGTAGAACATGAAGAAATGTTTGACATTCTCAGAAAGCATGGAGAAGAAGTAATAAATGGAAATGTAATTTCAGTATCAGGGACAGGAGCGTGGAAAGTATTAAACGTTGTTAACGAAAAAACAGGTGAAGTCATAATTGAAAAGAAATTCTACAAAGCAGACTTTGATAAAATTATAGCAGACCCTCAGTATATTGGGTATATTGATGATTTACTAGAAAAAACGATGGTAAAAGTAATGGGATCATCTGAAAATATAGACATAGACTCAGAATCTTATGAGGAAATGAAAGCTGTTGCTCTAGAAATAGAAGATACATCTGACGGATATGATGAACTTATATGAAAAAGAAAAATCAACCAATACTGATAATTGATTTTCTTAATATTTTTACACGTCATTTTACGGTAAATCCAACGCTTAACAAGGATGGAATTCCTGTCGGCGGAGTTATTGGGTTTTTGAATAATTTCAAATATATTCTAGAGGAAATTTATCCAAAAAAAGTTGTAATAGTTTATGAATCTGGTGGTTCTCCGCGTAGAAGATCTATATTTAAAGATTATAAGTCTAATAGAAAACCGATAAAACTAAATAGGACTTACGACGAAAACGCAACAAGCGCCGGCGAAGTAGAAAATAGAATGTATCAAATTAATTTGTTAATGGAGATGCTAAGAAAAGTTCCAGTAATACAAATGTATGTAAAAGACTGTGAAGCAGATGATGTAATAGGTTATCTAACAAAATACAAATTCCCAGATGATGAATGCGTAATTCTGTCTTCAGATAAAGATTTTTATCAACTTCTAAATGAAAAAACAACAATATATTCACCAACTTCAA